ATTACTACTTCACCGGCCGGAGTAACAGGAAAAACAACATCTTCTAAAGCAAGAGCTTCAGTTCCCATCATCGCAGTTACAGTTCCGGCATAATCAACGCTAAATACAAAAACATTAATCATATCAAGGACTGTACCTGAATTATGGACTCTTCCTGATAATGTAATTAGATCATCGGTAGCAGCTAAGGTATAAAGCTTTCCACCAATAAAATAATAAATAGCAGTAGCGGTTTTAACTTTTGTAGTATCACTCCCTATCGCTAACCCGGCACCGCTAGCACCTGTTATAGGATACTTCTCTAAAATATCCATCAAGTTTTGATTTGACCTTCCAAATTGTGAGTTATCCATTTTTTTAAGAGATTAAATTAATAATTGATTATTCGACTTACGCATCAAGATTTCCTAATCCTTCCCCGCTCATTTTTTTCGGATGATCGGAGTTTGAAAGATTAAGAGGATTATTTAAAGCTGCCATCGTTTGCTTCTGAGATTTCATAATAATCTCAGCTACTTGCTCGGGTACATCTACATACACTCCTTTCATAATATTGAGCCTATAGCTATTCAGAATTACAGGTACAGTCATTCCCGGCTTTTCTTTAGGTTCAGTAGGAATAAGAATTCTCACCTTTGATTGTTTGGCAAGATGTTCTCTCATTCGTTCCGCTTTACTTCCTATCGGCACATGACCTTCTGTAACACCTTCAGCTAACGGTTTTGGCTTAATAGAAGCTTTTGGATCAACAGCTAATTGAGGTATGGGTTCAGGTTTAACTTCAGGTTTAGGTTCTGGAGTTTCTGTTCCTGAAAGAACAACAATAAGTTCTTCTCGCTCCATATCTTCCCAACCCTCTATTTCCTGTTCCCTGGCCATCTTTCGCAAAGAGGCAGTGTTTTTTTTCGCAATCGGAGTTTCTTTTTTGGTCATAATCATATAGTAAGAGCCGGGGGTTAAAACCCAGCTCTTACAAATTAGTTACTAAGATACCGCGTGTTCTATAGCAAGAATCCATTGGCTATTCAAGATTTTAGCAACAAAAGTTGCCTTCCATCCTGAAGTTTGCCTTTGATTCAATGGATCGGCTGCTCCAGCAGAACCTAACGGTTTAATAATATTCTTTACAGCTTCTCCCGAAATTCTAGTAATTCCATAAGCATCAGCTCCAAGAATAAGAGTGTTATGGACATCAATTCCTCCAGCTCCGCCTCCACCTGCAGCTAAAGTACTAACATAAGCTTCAGTAGTTTCAACAAAACGGACTTCATCTAAAGCTCCAACTTCGCCTTCCATTGCTTTCTTTTGCCCGTACTCTTCAACTCTGACAAATCCAGGAATGTTCTTTAAGTCATAGGTGGTGTTCGGACTGCAGATACCAATATAACAAGTGGCAATAGGACTAGTATTAAAGCCAGTAGAGAAATCAATCTGAGAAGTAATCTTCCTTGCAATTTGAAGTTTTAGTGTTCTTACTGCTTCTTGAACTTCTGCTTTGGTAATTTTCATTGCAGCAGTAACTGTTATTGTTGAAACAGCAGTTGAAGCATACTGTTTAGTAGTAGTAGCAATCAGTGTGTCTCTACATATCCGTTCTATGGTTTGCTGATACTGAATTCCAAGAACCTCTGCAGTTTCTGTCAAAATAGGATCAAGAGTGGTGAACACTAATAGATCGGTCAGTGTTACATAATCCAATTATGTTATCGCAAACTTTTACTGTTTGCTTCTTACAGTCGCCTGTAAGTTCAGACCATCGCTTCACCCTCTCGGGTGTCTTCTTGCTTGGTCGTTGCAGGTGCTCCAACAGCATTGAGCTTCTTTACTTTCCAGTAAAGCTCCTCACGCCGTTGTAGTTCGCTAATAGGAAGTTTTTTATTCCTTCTAAATCCCGTAGTTTTTCTTTTCTCACAGAATTTTATTACCAATTCTGCTTGTTTCTTTTTAACTATCAGATAAGGTAATAATCTTTTAATAATTTCAGGAACTACTATATTTCCACAAGTTCCCCATCTATATATTACTTTCCTATTAGGAACGCATTCTTTTCTCAATTTGGCTCCAAACTTTTTAACAAATAATTCTATAACTGCTTTATCGGTCATTCCTAATCCGATAGAAGCATAATATATTATATTCCAGTTTGGATGTTTAGCAGACGGAGCAGTTGCTCCAATTCGTATTGTTCCCTCGCCATCTATAATTCCTGCTAAATATGAGAGAAGAATCGCTTCCCTCTGATTGTCTCGACTTTTGTTCATAATATAATTGTAACTTATTATACTATAATTGTATCACCGCAGAGCAATACTGTCAAGAGTTCCCAGTTATTTAATTTCAAAGTGCGAAATCAAAATTCAAAGAAGATTTTAATACGGCAATTATTTTCTTACCGTATTGTTCTATCGCAGCAGTCACCTCACCATAAGCTAACTGGCTTCCGGGAGGAGTAATTCCTTCGGTCAAAGGAGTAGTCGCAGGAGTTAACAAATTATATCTGCGAAACTTAATCCAAACTCCAGCACCTTTCGGAATATCTCTAACTTGCGCCCATTTTAAATGAACGAAAAGGGGCACCGCTTTTCTTAACATAACCCGGTCGTAAAAGAAATTTACGGCTTGGGGTATGATTGTAGTAGTAGTGTTAGGCAAGATTTTATGTTGTAATGTAATTGATAAATATTAAAAACTGTTAATAAATTATCAAAGAACATCTAACAATTAGTTGTTAATAAAACGACTTTTTTTTATATTTGGCCTGTTTTAACCTTGACTATCAAGTCATCAACTTCTTTATCAGTCATATCTGTAACATCGGGAATCGAACTTAGTCCCTTCTTTCTCTTTCCGTGTCCACCTGTCACATCTGCTTTTGCGTCTTCATCTGCTTTATCTCGCTTCTTTTGAAGATCCATTTTTTTGGCGGCCAACCCCAAATAAATGAATTCTATTGAGACATTTTTATAAGCCTCATTATCCATATATTTACGAATCTGCTTTTCTGATTTTTTAGAGTCCGGGTATTTCGCAAATACATCTTTCAATTCTTGATCATCAGAAGTGGTTCTGACTTTATTGAGAACAGGTTCGAGTGCTTTATCTATTTCTTTCTTAATAGCACTCTTACCTTCGGGCGTAACTTCCTCTATATCATCATTGCCGTCACCTTCTTCTTTCTTTTCAAGCTTTTCTATCTTTTTCTCTTTGCGCTCAATAATATAATCTTTAGCACTTTTCCTCATCTGAGGCTCTGAAACATCTTCTGTTTCTTTTTCCTCTTTTTCTTTCTTTTCCTCTTTCTTTTCTTCAAAGGGGACAAGCTCACCATCATCTCCCATCAATCCTTCCCCTTCTTTTTCGGGGTCTTCTTTATATTTAACCCCATCGACCTCGACAAAATTGTCGGCATCCTTTTCAGGATCTGCCATATTGATTTACTCACCGCTCGTATAGGTTGGCGAAACCATTTAGTGCGGTGGAATTAACTCGGGCCAGGCACTACTACCTGTTCCGGACTATCAAATTTTAAAAATTAATCGTACGGATCAAGGTTCGGATCGAACGCGTCTTTCTCTTTGTTCTCTTCAATTATAGTATCAGGCAATTCCATCACTTGAAGCCTATCACTTCTAATTTTCTGCCAATACTCAATAGTTTCATCTTTTTCTAAAGGAACCTCTCCGTGTAATTTTACTTCTGCCTGCTTTATATTCTCCTCTAATGCTTTTATAATAACTTTCCAACCAGTATTTTCTTTTAATTGTTGCAATGCCGCAATAATGTTATCTCTTTTTTGTTGATCGTCTTTAAATTTAGTAATCATAATATTTATTTAACTTCCTCTGGTATTTTTTCTCTTGCCGTAGAACGAGGAGCAGCAGGCGCTTTCTCTGTCGGCTCGGCCCCACCAGTAACAGGTTTAAATTCAGAAACTGGCTCCGGTTGAGGAAATTGTTCCGGATGTTCTTTTTTATACATCATCATTTGTTTATGGGCCTCAATATGAGCAAGCTTTGCAGGAGTATCCGCTCCTTTGTTATGAATTTCAATATGGACAATATCATCATCCAAAGGATTTACTTTCGGAAGTTTATTACCATTAATGTTTTGATTCTCGTCTTCGGCTCTCATTTCATCGATGGTTGGAGGAAACATTAAAGTTAGTGTTGATTTTTCAATACCAAGTATGCTCCCCATTTTTCTAAATACAAATGGCCGGTTAGTACGAGGATCCTGAATGGTAATCTGTGAATAAATTGAGAACTTCTGAAATTCCTCTCTGCGTTTTGCTTCTACAATACTAGCACTTTCAATATAGACATCAGGATCAACATGAGCAATAAGATTTTCTTTTGTTAGTGTTCTCCAAATAGGAGCAAGCGGACCCTGAATTCTAATTATCTTTTCATCAATCTCTTCTTTAAAATTCTTTTTATATAACCAATAACATTGTCTCCAAAAGCGTTTCTCTGACCAACCGAATATCCTTGCTCCTAAAGAATGCCTAACATCTTTTCCGGCTACAATTAATTCTGATTCTCCTAATGTTCTTGCTTGACTGGGTTGTACACCTTGACTAATCTCTGGAGTTGCTACTGCCTTTTGAGCAGCAATATCAAGCATATTTAAAATTAAATTTACTTGCTGATGAAAAAGTGATTTCTGAATTGGAATCACGGTGTTAGCGTCTGGGTTAGTAGTCGGAATATATTTATTAAAAGCAAAATCTAAATCTCCAGGGTTTGTAATCTTCTTCTTATCAAATAAATACATTGGGTATAAATCAGCAATAGCTGACTCCATCCCCAAGTTAATCATCACAGATCTGGCTCTCTGCTTATCTTCAATTAAATCAGGAATGCTTACAGCGCTACTTTCGTGAGGTAAAGGAAATAACTTCCTATCAATTAATGGCCATTGGTCAGTATCAAGTTTTTGATAACGAACTAACAATCTCCGATTATTTCCCCAAGTAGTCAAATACATCTCTCCGTTAATATGGGTAAACCATTCTAAAAGGGAGTATTCATAATTCTCGGTCAATCCTTCTTCCTTCAAATCTGTTTGTTGTAATCCTTGAGCTTCTCTCCGGGCCTGCCGTGCTTTCTGAGTGAGGTTTTTAGTATCTTTATCTTTTTTTAAATAACCTAAATTAAAATATGAGGGGTGTTTCTCCATCTCTGATTTTGACAATCCAATCTCTCTTCCCCAAAAACGCCACGATCCATAACCCTCTTGATTCCCATTCACAGAAGTCCCCCGGGGATCTCTGATTAATATCATTGGGTCCAAGACTTCAGCAACTGGACACATCATTTCAGGTCTTCGGTCAAATTCATTTAACAACATATATCCTTCTCCGAAAAAACAAGCATCCCAATCCCACTCATAATCTAATTCATCTTTCTCCATTTTTCCATGATCGTGTTCTGCCATAGCAGTTAGATTCTCAGCAGTTTCCTCGTCTCCCTCTTCTCTTCCCTGAAAAATAGCTGTTGATCTATCATCGTAAAGAGTAGCTAATACGGTTTGTTGAATAGCAAAGATTAAAGGATCTCCTACTTTTGATTTGTCGCGCTTTTGATTATTGTAAAGTTTTAATCGTCTTAAAGATTCAACCCGCTTTTCTTGAGTAAACCCCCAACATAATTTATACTCCATCTCAACTTGGCGCTGTAATACTTTCCGTTCATCCGAACTCAAAGGAGTCTTCTTCTTTTTAAGAGATTCTTCCTCTTCGTTTTTTTCTTCCTCTTGGGTTTCGTCAGCCATTATTTCTTATTAGTTACTTTTTATAAGTATGAACCTCTCCGCCAATAGAATCTCCCTTTCCACCACCTTTTGGAATACAAAAATTCATCCAATGAGTAGCATCAATTCGTTTCCTTCTAATCTTTCCACCGGCTTTTTCACAAGCATCAAATTTTGCAGGCATATTAATAAATCTTTATTTTTCCTTCTCTAACTTTTTCATCAACCGCTTTCTGATCATCGGCTGATAGAGCATCTTCCATCGCGGCAATAGCCTTGAATTCTATTTCACACCTTATCTCTCCGTCATCATTCTCTTTTTTCTCTTTGACATTTATCCGAGCTATGATAATAAAATCTTCCCCGGCTTCTTTCTTTTCTAATATAGAAAATTCTTTGGCCGTTAAAAAAAGCGTAGGATAAATTTCCTCCACTTCTTGGGGTTCTTCTCGGCCCGGCGCTCCAATACGTTCCTGATCGATCGGTATAAGTTTAGGTGTTATGCTCATATAAATAAAAACTCCCAATAAAGAGAGTTAAATTATTTCCTATAATACTATTCTTCGCGGGATTATAGAGGGTTAATTTAGCCCCCTGTCTAATCTGGAGTTCGTTTATGGTTATTTAATTTTACTTTGAGCGATTTCTTCCACCACCTCTTCCTCCTCCTTTTCCGTAGCCCGGCCCTGAACCTTTACAGGGACTAGCATTTATATTCCTTCTTCCACCACCGGATACTCCTCTACCTTTACCAGCTCCTTGTTTTGCACCGTACTTTGTTGCCATAACTATTTTAATTTATTTTTCTTTAACAAGCCATCAATAGTCTTACAAGCCATTATAAATAATAACTTTACAATTTTGTCAAGTTGTTCTTTCGTATATTTCTCTTTTAAAAATCTATTCAACAACGATGGTTCGATATTAATATAGTGTGAATAAAGTTGATTATTATAGACTACCAAATATTCGAAGCGACTGTCAAGAGCCCGAATATACACAGGGCACTTTTTATAATTTAATCTTTTAATTACTTTTATTTTCTTCATTATTCAAATGGATCTAAATCTTTTTTTGTTTTAATTTCTGTCCTATATCTTTGTTGCCTCGGCATTATAATAAACTCAGGTTCTTGAACTAATATCCTACCAAGGTTCTCAATCATGTGGTCGTCTTTATCAACCGGCGCTTCTTTAGGACTCTTTCTTTCCGCGGCCGTTCCGCGCCACTCATCCCAAATCAAATGTTCCAACTCCCAAATAGTTCTCTTGCAAGTATCAAAAATATAAAGCTCCGGGGCCACAATAAGATCCTCTCCTTTTATTTCATAATCCAATGAATCTTTGATTCTCCGGTTCGCAGCCGTTCGGTCTTTGGTTGCTTTCTGATATTCCACTCCCAAATCCCACAACCTGTTAGCAAGAGTTTGTTTCTCTGGATCGTCTTGATGATTATCTTCTACAAAAGCTGAAGGATCTGCCAATCTCATTACCATCCGGTATCTCTCTGCCTTCGTCAAAATGCGCTCGGCAAGTTCTGAAGTTTTAAAAATCCCATACAATTCATTTACTACAAACTTCGTTCCATTTTTATCTACCGCTACCCAAAGCACAGCATCAGGATTTCTTGGGTGAGGATCAAGCGCTTCTAAAACTACATAATCTTTCTTCGTAATCTCAAAGGGTTTTATAATATGAACTTTTCTACTGAAGTTTTTAAACACAATACCTACTAAGTGATGGAATTTACCCCAGATTCGGG